GCGTCACGGAACTCTACCAGAACGGTCCGGCGGGTGAGGGCCATGTCCATGAGGTTGACAAAACCGTGCTCACTTGTGGCCTCACCAGCGGCGTCAGTTCCGAGGGTGTCGTCGGAGGTGTCGCCCGCGGTGCTGTTGTCGTCGTCAGCGGTTGGCGTGCTCAGGTCCAGAAGGCCCTCGCATGAGATGGTGAACGAAGAGGCTCCGGCGAGGCTGTGGGTCTTGCTCGTGCCGTTGAGGAGCGTGAAGTCGTCCGAGCCGTTGGCGTTGATTTTGGTCTGCTTGGTGCTGACCTCGACGGTGGCGTTGGAGTAGGAGAGGGTCGCGTTGGTCGCGAGAGCGAGAAGTCGCGGGGACGTTGTGGCGCCTCCGGCGTTGGCATCTGCGTCGGCGCCGGCGTTGTTGTCGTTGTCAACGTAGACCCCGAGCTTGTTCCCGTTGAGAGCTGTGGGCATGATGTTTTTTTTGTGCTGTGGTGGGAGGGATTCAGCTCACAAAATGAACCCGAAAAATGTCGCGAATGATGTCCCGCCGAAAGCTCTCCGTCAGTTCCGGAAAAATGTTAAAAGGGTGCAGAAATTTGGTCATGTCCCCAGAAATGTTATCGCCTTGTAACTTATTGATTCTCAGCGAGTAAGCACTTCTCCAAAAAAAGGTGCTACCATACCCCAGAGGGGAGAAAGTCGCTTAATGCCCCCTTAAAACGCCTCTGAGAGGGTGCTCACATTTTGAGCTTTTGCTCAAATTTTGAGCATTCAGCCGATATACTGGTACTGTGTATGCACGTCAAAACGGCCCTCACAAACAGCCAAGTCGCCGCCGAAAATGAGGTCAATTTGCACCTCATCAAAAACCCCATCCAAGAGCGTCCAGCGGTTGGTCGAAAGGTCGACCGTCAGGTTGTGGGTGCTGGTCATTTTGGTCCGAACAAAATGGAAAAGGGTCCACGCCTCGGCCAAGGTCGGAGCGACGCAAGAGACCGAAATGGTGAACGTGTCATAAGCCACCCCTTCGGTCGCGGTGAGAGATGTGTGGACGTGCTGGGTGTTGCTCCCATCTTGCTCGAAGTAGATGGCCGGGTAATTTGTCCCAGCATCCGGCTCGCGGAAATAGGGGAAAATTCTGGCGGAGTCACCAGTGCCCACCCTTGCGGTGATATTGCTGTCGGACTTGAGAACGTGGTGGATGAGGTCAAGCATGAGCGTCAGGTTTTTGGCGAGCCCCTCCAAGCGGCAAGGACGGCCTCGTTGAGTTTTTCGCGTATGCGGGCGGGGAGCTTCTCTTGGTGGGCCGCTCGTGTTCGTGCAACGAACCCGACGGCCTTGCCCGGTTGGCGGATTATTTCATCGGTGCGGACCAACCCCGTCCCGCTGGGATAGGTAAAGGTGCCGCTTGTTTGATACTTGCCTCCCCTCGTTCCCAGCTCGATGAGGTGAGCGTGGCGTGCCCGCTTATTCTCTGGACCACGAAAGCCCGGCCCGAGCCTCGCGATGTAACCGCGGCGGCTTCGGCTGAATTGTATGGTCGTCCGGATGGACCGGCGGAGCTTGCCCGTCTTCTTTGGGGCGAGCCGTCGCATCATGCGGTGGGGGTTACGGAATGCCTCACGAATGGCCCGACGCATGAATCGCGTTTGCGCCGCTGGCTTCATGGTGTCCAGAACGCGCTGGAGCCCCTTGAAGTCTCCGGGGTGGACGATGGCGGTGGGGCGGAGCCCTCTGGTCGACGCCATCAGCGCGGCGAGTTTCTGCGCTCGGTGAGGACCCTCTGGCCCTCTTTGCGTCCGAGCTCAATGATGCCGACGATATAGTACAGCTCTCCCTCGTAGACGATGCGCTCCTCATTCGTGAGGTCCGCATCGAACCGAATCGTCCACGTTGTCCTCACTACCTCGACGACTTGGCCAGCTTCGACGCGCTCGCTTGCGAACTCGTCACGCTTGGCGGCGAAGGTGGTCCGCCGGTCGCTCCACGTTTCATTTCTCTGGCCGAAGGTGTCGACCGCATTCGTGGCGCTCTGGATAGTGATGCGCCTGTCCATTTTGCCGATGTTCATCGGATGCGCGCGATGCTTCTCACGAGGTGCTGGAAAGCCAGAGGCACCTCGATGGGCTTGCTCGTGGAGTAGGCCACAGCTTGCCGGTTTTCATACAGGTGAGACAGGAAGAGGAGGGCGCAGAGCTGGAAGACGCGCGAGGTCTGGGACGCCTCGGCAACGGTCTCGTCTGCCCCTGTGCTGGGGTCGTCAGCCACAGCCAGAACGCTGACCTCATCGTCCGGCGCTGTGGTGAACGTAAAGCGCAAGGGGAGCGGGTGGTCGACGTCGACGTCCCCCGGGTCGGTAAAGGAGTTTCTTGCGAAGAGAATGGCCGGCGCCGTGCCAGCGTGGAGCCCAAAGTTCGCGAGCCCGAGCGTGGTATAGGTTAAGTCTCCGTCTTTCAGGTATCCCGCGGCCGTCAGGGCGGTCGCCTTGAAAGGGAGCTCCATGCGCTGGGGCACGGTGTTGGTGTGGACCACGGCCTCACCAGCCACAGGAGAGCGCCCAGTCATGTCGATGGTGTGACGGATGGCCGCCTCAGCGAGGAGGAGGAGGTGGTTGCGTTCCGCAGTTTGCGCGGCTGTGCCACCGGCGGCGGGGATGTCAATCCTGAGATGTTCCTCCACGGCGGTCTCCCCTCCTAAGATTGTGAAAGGGTCCGCGATGGGGTGCTTGATTTCGATGCGGTAGGCCATGAGGAGAAAGTTGTGGACGCCCCGGAATCGAACCGGGCAAAGTGCCAGCCATGGGCGTCCGACCGCAGAGCGGTCCCAAGGAGTGAAAGGGGCCCGGGGTCCATTACCCCGGGCCGATTTCATCAGTAAGCAGTGTCAACCGTCAGACCCGCGGCGATGGCGCCAGAGCCAGCGCGGCGGAGGTTGCCGTCCATGTAGCCATCTGCAATGACTCGGACGACCCCTTTCAAGGCCTCGGTAAATACGTCCACTTGGATGGAGAGCCCCGCCCATGTGCAAATCATGATGTCGGAAGCGTCCACGCACATGATGGGCGAGGCGTTAATCGTGTCGTTCGTATCGCTGTCGCCGAAGTATTCCAGCGTCTCGAAAGCGAAGTCCGCGATGTTGGTGGACATGAAAGCGGGGTGGCCCATGACTTGCTCCTGCAAGTTTCCGGCCTGAATCATACCGCCAGCGTCAGCGGTCTGACCCAAGAGGTGGCCGTAAATCTGCGGGGTCATGAAGAAGGCACGGCGCAAATCGTCGGGGTTGCCGGCGAGGTAGGTGCCCATGAGCTTCGCGATGTCGGCGAAGTTGGTGGCCTTCGCCGGTGTGCTCGTGCTCTGGGTGCTTGCGCTGTGACGGTCATTGGTCACCAGCTTGGCGCGAATCTTACCGAGGACGTGCTCGTCAAACCGGGAGGCGATGGCGTTGCCCAAATCCCGACCGAAAAGGTCGTCCAGTTGGCCGTTCATGGAGTGCATCAGGTGCTTGGAAATGTCGACCGCACCAGCGAAGCGGGTGGGCTTCAAGACCTCGGACGTGAATTGGTCCGTCCCGGGCGTCAGGGCGTCGCCCTCGTTTCCGTTTGAACCGTTAGCTCCATGAGCGACAGCCGCATTGCCGGGCATGACGGGGAGCTGGACGTCACCAGAGAACCCGGAGAGCTGAGTGGCTCCGGCGCGCTGGAGGACGCTCTTGGCTTGCAAGCTCAAGGCGACGGGCGCATTGATTTTCTGGATGATGTTTGAGCCCGTGGTGTGGATGTTGGCATCCGTGGTGTCGGCACCATAGGCAGAGCGCTCGCCGTAGCTCAAAAAGCTCGGGATGTTGAACTCACCGCGGAGAGAGATGCCGGACTGGTTGGCCTCTTTGCGGGCCTCTTGGTCCATCTCCCGGAGCACGCCATCAAGCGGACGGCCTTGAGCGAGGGCGCGAATGCCAGCGCTCAGGCTGAACTTTTCAGCGATTTGCTCCTTTTCTCGCTTGTCGGATGAGCTGGCGCTCATGTCAACAGCGACGGCGTTGGCCTTGAGGGTCGCCTCGATTTTTTCGGCTCGAGCGATTTGGCCGTCGAGGTTCTCGACCTCTGCGATGATGTCCTCGGCTCGCTGGCTCTCCTCGGTGGTGAGCTCACGGCCTTCGACTTGTGCGGCCTTGCTGATTGCGTCGAGCTGTTCGACGCGCTCACCTTTGGCCTCCCGGAGTTGTGCGGGTGTCTTCATGGTTGAAGGGGTTGGGGGTTTAGAAATTTGAGCGTTTTGCTCGGATGATGGCGGACCGGAGCCCACCGAGGGAAAGGGATGACGCTGGAGCTGTTTCGGTGCTCTCTGGCGCAATATCTTGGACCGCGTTGGCTTCTGCCTCTGCGGTTTGGTTTTGGGTGAAGTTGGCCCCCTCAAATGAGCGGAGGGCGCTGGTGGCATCGCTGTACGCTCCAATCGTGACGACGGAGACATCGACGAGCCTGTTGAGCTTCGTGATGGTCCTGACATCAACGTCGGCCTCCTCATCGCGTTCCCAGCGCTGACCGTCTTCTCCGACGGTGAAGGCAAAACTGGCGTCCTGAACGATGCCCCTCTCCATGAGCTCGACAAGGTCGCGCCCCGTGGTGGTGTTGGGAATGGGGAAGGAGTAGCGGAGACCGTGGTCGTCAAGGCTTAACTCAAGGCCGGCCCCCACCTTGGCCAGCGGGCTCGCTTGGTCATGATTGAACAGCGCGAGGACATTGTCCTCAAGGCGCCCCTCGAAGGCTTCACGAGTCAGCACCTCGCGGAAAGCGCCGCGTCCGGTCTGGATGGTGGTGGGGCTGTTGAACACAGCGGCGTATCCTTCAGCGCGGCGACCTTCTTGGCCGCTATCTCTCAGCTCGAGAGTCGTGGCGCCGATGAAACGGCGCTCAATGTTTTGGTCCATGTCTTGGCTCTTTTTCTCTTCGGACTTGCCGGCGAGTGGGTGAGAATCGGGGAGGAGGTCCGTGTCGTGCTTGCCGCTCCGGAACTTCTCATTTTTGAGCGCGTAAATAAAGGAATTTACCCGGGCATGCGCCCATTGGTCTGGGCCGGAAACGCCGGGCCGAACGCTCTGGGGGTTGGTTTTGTAGGCTCCGACCCCGCGCTTGAAAACAGCCTCAAGCGTCCGCACGCTTGTCCGGTGCTTCGGGTTGCTGTCGTTGTGGTCGTCGGCCTTTTTCTGGAGGCTCTTGCGGACGCGGGCGCTGACCTCGCGCTCCTCCTCCTCGTCCTCCTCATGATATGGCTCATGCTCACGGCCGCCCGGTGTGTTCGGCTCTGGTGGCTTAGGTCGACCGACAGACCCATCCCCTGACGGGTCTGTCGACTCGTCCATTCCCGGCTCGTTGGTGTGGGGGTTGTCTTGGTCCGTAACCGTGAAGGGAGAAGCCTCTTTGGACTTGCTGAATTTAAGGACGTAATGGTCTCCAGCGTCCTCGATGGCCATGAGGTGCCGCGCTTCATCGCGGCCCTCTTGCTTTTTCTTGACGGCATTGACGGCCGCCTTCATGGCGCTCTCTCCAATGTCAAGGACGACGCCCCACTTCATGGCGGCGACGACCCCGGCGATGTTGCTGAGGTTGGGCTCATCTTCCGGAAACTGAGAACCGTCTCCAGCATGACGAGCGGCCCAGCTCTCGCGCTCCTTTACCCAAGCCGTGACGGCGTCGGTGTAGTCCCCGGCTCGAGCCTTGACCCAGAGGTTGAAAGCTTCGTTTCCGCGGATGTTTCCGCCAGCCTTCCAGATACGGGGGTGCTCCGCCTTGAGCTTCTTGCTGAAAGCGTGGTCGAACTGTGGCCGCTTGGAGTTCCTCAAGACGATGGCCTTGTCGTCTCCTTTAGTCGGGAAGTTCGTCGCCATTTTCTTCGGGTTCTGGTGCGGGTTCTGGCGCCTGTGTGAGGCTGTCCAGAGGCGCAAGGTTCAGAGGGACGAGGTGGGTGTCCCCTCCGTCGATTGGGTTGAGGTTCTCGAGGGCTTCGCGGGCTTCGTTGATGCTTACGATACCGGCCCCAGCGAGTCGCGTGAAGTATTCGCCTCTCGTCTTGGCGTCTGCCCGGAGCAAGCTGGACAGATTGAAACGCACCTCGACGCTTCCCCGCTCTCGCTCTGGGAGAAGTTTGAGCGCGGCCTCTTGCTCGATGCGGCGCACGAGCGGCCCGATGGTGTACTGGGCAAAGTGTCGCGCCTGTTCCTCGGTGTTGTTATATGTGACATTCGTGTCGATTCCAAGGAGAGCCGGGGGCACGCCGAAGCTGAGGGCAATCTGCTCCGCTTGGAGCTTGCGCGCCTCTTGGAGCTGAGCGTTCTCCGGATTGGTTCCGACCTTTACGAAGTCGGTGCCGTTCTCAAGGATGGCCGTGCGGTGGGCTCCTTCGGGTCCATGATAGCGCCCATGCCACGTCTCACGAAGTCGGCCAAATTGCTCGTCCGTCAAGGTGTGCGGCGTCTTCAAGATTCCGCTCACGTTGCCGCCGTTCTGGAAGAAGCTGGAGGCGTATGTCTCCGCGGCTTTCATGAGGCCGATACTGCGCTTGTGGACGTCCACAGGTGAGCGGTCCCGGAATGCCTTGACGATGAAAAGCTCGTCCTCGGTGTAGACCTCCCCGGTGGGTTGGTGGATGTATGCGCCGCGCCCATCGCTGAGCTCGGCCTCCTTCATGTCATTCGCGTCGAAGTATTCGAGGCGGTCAACGCGCCCCCCTTGCGTGCGCTTGATGCACGCAAAGCCTCGGCCGAAAAGATAGGCGTCGGAGATGAAGCGCTCGAAGAAATCGAAGGCCGTGACGGTCCCGTCTGGTGACCGCTTGAGGATGGGCGTGAGCTCGTGGGAAATTAGCGTCTGGCTCAGGCCGTCGACGTTGTAGACATCGACGTCAAGAGCCGCCACGGTCTGGCTGATTTTTTGGATGCACGCAGAGACCACCGAGACCTCCATCGCGCTCTCTGGGTTGATGCTTGCGGCGAGCTCGAGGTGGTGGAAGATTTGCGTGGCCCGTGCCGCGGCGAGGGCATTCCCGAAGCTCCGCCCCTCTTCCTGTTCTGGTGAGGGGGGTGCCGTTCTAAAAATTCTGTCGAGGAGGCCCATACGCGGCGAAAATGGTGAGGAGTTTCTGGGTATCTGTGTCTCCGCGAAAGTTACTTACCAGCGCGCTCCTCGAAAACCCTGTCAGGGTCTTCGTGGTCACGCTGAAGGCCGGAGCCTTTGCAGTCGGAACAGGTGTAATATTCTGGATATTCCCAGCCGTATGGTCCAACGTCGCCGGACCCCCCGCACGTGTCGCAAGGTGTGGGCTCGTCATCGGCTTCGGTGTCGTCTTCTGGGTCTCTCATTTGGAGCTTTCAAGTTTTTGCTGTACCTTTGCGACGTAGTCGCAAAGGCAGGGCGTCGAAGCCCTGAGAATTACAAGACTCTCCCCCCGCTGATTCTTACGTTCTGGACATGGAACTCGCCGGCCTCATCAACGTCGACGAGTGCCGCGCCGTGGTTCCATTGGTTGCGCGGCAAATAATCCGGCTCAAGGTCGCAAAGGCAACCAACCGACCAACTCGTCCGAACCTTACCGAGGGCGTCCTTGGTGGTCCATTCGTCTGAGCGATGGAAGTGACCGCAAAGGCTGGAGCGCTGGGCTTTGCCTTGGAGCCACTTCGCTGGATGCTGTCCGCCGCTCCCTCTGCCCACTTCGTGACCGTGGACGACGACCAACTTACCGAGCTTCATGACGCGCCAATCCTCGACAATGTGCACGTCTGGAATCTGAGCGCGGAAAACAGCCTCAAGCGTGAGCTGTTCCAATCCCACAAGGTCCGGGGCCTTGGTCTGGACGTAGCGGGTAAATCGTTGCTCATGGTTGCCCAGCTTGAGCCAGATGTGGGCGCCCTTGAATTGCTTGCCAATCTCAGCAACGAGCTCGGCCGCCATGACGAGCTCCTCGGCAATCGGTCGCTCCTTTGGGTCTCGCGCAAAGCTGGAAAGCTGGTAGAAGTCGCAGAGGTCTCCGTTGATGAGGATGTCGGTGACGCCCTTCTCCCTCTTGGCCCAGTCGACCGCCGCCTCAATGGCGGCGACGTCATGGAAGGGGATGTGAATGTCCGAGAGAATGAGAACGCGCCGCTCGCCATTCAGCTCGAGCGGAGAGCGGTCCGTGGTCGGCTGTGGTTTGGGCAATCTCATCCTCATCGCTTGACGGTTTTTTCGATGGAACGACCGGCGAAATAAGCGCCGAAAATCGTGAGGGCCATGACCTCCAGAACCTCGCCGAGGTATGGGTCCAGCTTGAAGCTGTTGGTCTCAATGCTGTCCGCAATCAGCACGCCAAAAAACCCGACAAGCGTGACAAGCAAGCAGAGAGGCCGGACGACCTTCGCGAGCTGGTTGTCGCCGCTGGCGTCGGCCTCCCATCGCCTCGAAACTTCCGAAGCCATCAAAGCCTCGAATTCTGCGGCCCGTTTTGGGTCATCAACGTAGCCGTCACGCTTGAGGCGTGAGGCTAAGAAATCCAAGAGCCCAGCGTCGGGCACGAGGTCGCCGAGAGTCCCGAGAACGTCGGGGGCGTGGTCGCGTAACCAAGAGCCGAGGCGGGTGTCTTTCAGCTTGCGCCTCACCCGTTTCGCTTCTCGATTTTGTCGTTGGCTTGAGGCGTGGGACGAGCGGCGGCCAGAGCGACGACGACGGCCCGAATATATCCGAGCTTTGAGCCTGTCCATTTGGGATTCAAGGAGACGAGCAAATCGGCGAACGCGAGAAGGCCGAGCGCAAGCTCTGCCCAGTTGTTGAAAATCCAATCCATGCGCCAAAGGTTGCACCAAATCAATGGGGTAAAACTGTCATCCAGAAACAAAGCAGAAAGAACGAATCCAACGGGCAAGAGCTCGCTGGCTCGGGGCGTATTCGTCACAGGGGCGCCTCTCGTGCGATTTGAGGCGATTTAAGGAGCTTTCGAGCTCTTCCCGGGTGTAGGGTACCGAAGGGTCGAGAAAGTCCTCAGAAAGGGCCTCTATTTCGTCCAGAGGCAAAAGGGCACGCTCGGCGGCTCTGGCGCAAGCCCTGCGCAGAGGCTCGAGCTCTTCGGGATTCCGAGGGAGACCATCGAAAGCGTCGTCCCATGTGCGGCTCATTCTGGGCGCTCGTCCTCTCCGATGACGTTCCCCTCGCTGTACAGTCCGCACAGCTTCAGCACGCACCGCGAGAGCGCGCGCTTCTCGGCCATAGCGACCGGGTAGCTGGTGCGGTTGTTTTGCTTGGACGCCTCCCCATACGTCTCGACGCGGTGGACCTTTGCCCGCTTCTTTGGGCCCCGGTCCTCTTCCATGATTCCGACCGCTTTGATGACGATGAAATCGGGCTGGAGGCTCTCGATGAAAAACTCGATTTCGATTCCGCGCTTGGCTTGGATTTTCTCGATGCCCGCGCGCGTGATGACGGTGAAATGCTGGTGCGTGAAAATGTCGTCAGGCGTGAGGCCGTTCTCATCAAATAGGGCGCGCAATCGGGCGCGCTCGGTGTCGGTCAGTTTACTCATATCTCTGGGAACTCTGGGGGCCAAGGTAAGCCGCCTCCGCTGTCCTTCGACCGAATGGTCAGAGCATGAGCCACGGCGACCGCCATGTCCTCCAAAAGCTCAGCGTCGTCCAGCATGGCCGCGACGAGCGCGCGCTGTAATGTGCCGCGGCGATTGTCCTCTCCCTTGGTGACGTAGATGCACGCATCGCCCTCGTCGGTTGCGTGAAGCCACAGCGCGGCGTTCTCGCTCCGGTCCATGATGTCGTCGAAAACTATCTCAACGTAATCGTCCGCCTTCTTCTTGTTGATGCTCATGAGGGAGGGAAATTTCCCCCGAATCTAAGAAGGCGCGGAGCTCTTTGTTCTGTCGCTCCAACAACTCGAGCCGCTCCTTTTGGTCCGCGTTGATTCTGCTGAGCTCGATGTTCGCGAGCCGCTCAGAACGATGAGCCGCTCGCTCGCCTTCCAGTATCTTCTCCAGCTCGTGGGAATCGAACACGAGCCCCCCAATGTGCTCGAGGCTCTTCTCGTGAATCTTCCGTTCAGCGTTGCCCATTGTTGCCTTGCGGTCGTCGATGTACTGACGGAGCCAGAAGGTGAAGCCATCGCCGTCGCTCCTCCTGACCATGCGATGCAGGAGAGCCCAATAATGGTCCCGCGTGCTCATGTGGCCGCTTTGTTGATGAGGGAGAGCTTCATGGTCTCGATGTGTTGAGGTGAAGCCCCCGGGGTCTCTCCCCGGGGGCGGGGCGCTTCAGTCGAGAAAGCGGGGGTAGTCGAGGATGACGTCCTTGAGGACTTCGACCGGGACACCTTCCGGGCGCTGGGCTTGGATGGTGATGTTGACCTTGTTGTCAAGCGTGCGGAGGGTGATGGGCTTGGTGCCACCGTAGCCCTCATAAATGTCGAGGCAAATGTACTCGGTCATGCTCGCGCCGTGGTCGTAGTCGGTGGCGTCCTCGGGGGAGAGTTGGCAGGCCTCCTCGCGGGTCAGCGGCTCAAGGGTCCGAGCGAGGGTGTAGGTGGCGAAGGCGACGTGGGGGGTGGTGATGGTAAAGCTCATGGCTTGGGGTTGTTTGTTGTTGTTGATGGGCCAAAGATACGGCGCTTTTTTACTTCTCCAAATTTTTCCGCATTTTTTTTCGGGGCCCTTCGGCTCCCCTCACCAGAGGGGGCCGAAGGTCTTGAGCTGGACGGCGTGGCGCTGGAGGAGGCTCCAGATGGTCAGGGGCACCCGGGTCAGCTCTGAGCGCATCCCGAGGACCATCTCGACCGTGTCGATGTTTTCGAGGGCAAAGCTCCGGCCGGTGTAGATTTTGAAATTGGCCTCGAGCTTCTCGGCGTTGTGGTCAATCTGAGCGCGGCGCTCATCGCGGTCCTGCTTCTTCTGCTCCTTGGTTCCTTTGAACTCGACCACGCACATGACGCGATGGCGGCCGCTGACCCGGTCCTTGTTGTCGTAGACCACGCCGTCGACAATGGCGAGGGCGTGCCCCCGGACGATGATGACAAAGGTGCCAATCGGAAAGCGCTTGACGAACTGGTTCAGCGTGAGGCCGCTCTGGCGATACAGGTGCTTCATCGGCTTCCAGCCGGTGAGGCCGGTACACTTGCGGCAAGCGATGGCCACGCTCCGGGTCGGGTTCTCGCGGTCGAACTTCCAGACGCTGGAGCCGCCGCGGCCTTGCTTCTTGATTCCGGAGCGGAGGCTCTTCTGGTAAATGACATCAAAGTCGAGGCCGGTGGCGTTAGCGAGGGCGCGCTGGTAGCAAGAGCCATCGCGGTAGGTTTGGTACTTTGAGTCCTTGGTGCACTTGTAACCGTCTGCGGTGATGAGGGACATGGTGTGAGGGTTTTGTTGTTGTTGACGTGCCAAAGATACGACCCTTTTTTACTTCTCCAAATTTTTCCGCATTTTTTTTCGGAGCATGAAAAAGGGGAGCCAGTCAGCGGCTCCCCTTCCCTGTCAACAGGTCACCCCCTCACAGGGTGGCCCATACTTTGCGGGCCCATTTGGGTTCCATGCAGTCGTCGAGCAATTCCTTCAGCTCGGCCATGTGCTTCTTACGGGCGTGGTCAAGGTCAGCCGTCAGGTGGCCAGCCTTCTCGTGGGCGGCGTTGATGGCTTCAAAAGCGCCGGACAGTCTGGCCGCTGTCATGGCGTCACATTGTCGCCCTGCGTTGCCGCTGATGTAGTCGGCGATGAGCCTGAGCTGGTCGCCTGTGAGATTCATGTCCCCGGTAATCTCGAGCGCGCTGATGAGGTTCTCGATGGGCGTGAGCTTGTAGATGTCCAAGCTCCCCGGGGTGATGCGGAAGGTGCTCATGACTGGAAGGAAATGTTGGCGTCCATCCAAGCCCCCAAGTCGTCCGACTTCTCCGCCCGGGCCTCCATGGCCTTGGCGGTGAAGTGGTTGATGGAGGAGAGGCAACGGTCGAGGTCGTAAGTGCCCTCCCCGTTGAGGGTGGCCGTGAGCTGGCCGTTCCAAAATGCGACCTTCCCGAGGTACTGGTCATTCCGCTGAGCGCGGCGGTTGTTGTTGCGTGGCATGATGTATGCGTTTCGTTTTGGGTTTGTTGTCGTTGTTGACATGGCAAAGATACGACCCTTTTTTACTTCTCCAAATTTTTCCGCATTTTTTTTCGATACATTAAAAAGGGGGGAGGTCTGCGTTCAGACTCTCCCCCCCCTCAGCGCCAGCCCCGCCGGGCGCTTCGTCAACAACTCCAAAACCGCGGGGCTCTCTCATTTGTGGGGTGCAGATGAACCCCAGCCCTGTCCCCCCTAAAGGGGGGACAGGGTGAGAGCGTGGTTCTACTTGGAAACAAGAGAGTCGGAGGCGAGCCGCTCGGCGTAAGCCTTCGCCCGCTCCAGCCCGGGAATCAATCCACACCGAACAGAGTGCTGGCCGTAGCGGTCGGTATAACGAACCTCCCAGTCCGCTCCGTTGCGGCGGCTGTATCCTTTCTTCCCTCCGGTGCGGGTGAGGATGTAGTAACCACCCGAGAGGTGGAGAAAGTGGCGCGTCGTGTTTTCAGTCCTCGCGCTGGACCATGTCATTTCCATATTCATGGTGTGTGGTTTTGATGTTGTCCGGCAAGGGTACGGAATGGCGTGCACAAAAAAAAACAACTGCGGAAAATTTGGAAATGTCCCCGGATTTTAGTATTGCTCTGCAACTGGTTGGTTTTCAGCGAGTTAGCACTTCTCCGAAAAAAGGGGGTAGGATACCAGCCAGAGGAGAAAGTCGCTTAATGGCCCCTTAAAATGCGTCTGCGGGCTTGTCCACTTTTTTCCACTTTCTGCGATTTTTTCGCTCGGCGACGCTTCGACCTCCACACATGGAAGGCGTTTAGGGTGGGAAATTTGAACTCCCCAAAGAGGTCGTCATGGTCTTCCTCGAGGTCGTAATATGTCTCCGCGGCCGTCATCCCTTGCCCGAGCCGGGCGATGAATTCCTCATGGAATCCGTCCCGCGAATAGATGCGACGCGCAAGGTTGAGGCGGTCCTCAGCGGAGGGGGCTGGCTCTCTCATTTGGCGCTCTGGTGTTTTTGTCGTACCTTTGCGACGCAGTCGCAAAGGCCGAGGGGTTGGCGGCTCGTAATCATAAGAGCCGAATGAATTCGTCGGGCGGTTCTTCCTCATCGTGGGCGAACGTCATCCACTCACCCAGAGCCATGACCAACGCGACCACGCCGTCAACCTTCCCGCTCTTGGACTTGGTGACCTTCACGTTGCCGGCCGGGTCATAAGTGACGGCCACGTTTCCGACCATCCAATCGAGGACCGGGTCGCCGTCATGGATGAGACCCCCGCCAAGGATGAGGCGCTCCAGCTCTTTGGTTGGAGCGCTCTGACTGACGAAGCCCATTCCGAACGGGGCGCACTCGATTCCGTCGTTGCTGAGGTCGGTGATGAGCTGGCTCGAGTTGTATCGGTCAAATGCCAGCGACCGGACGAGGTACTTCGTGGCAAGACAATCCGGGTCCTCTCTGACTTGCCCCTCCTCGTTCACGTGGTGCCCAGTAATGAAGCGCCGGATGAAATCGTAGTCGGTGACGTTGCCGGGGGTGACGTGGACGTTGGGGAGGTCCTTGAGGCGGCCGTAAATGCTGGACTCGTCTTCTTCCAGCTTGCGCTCGATGGCGCGCTCCGGGAGGAAGTAATGGCACCGGATGAGATGGGTGCCGTCGTCTTGTGGCCACAGCATGGCGAGGGCCGTGAAGTCGGAAACGCTGGCGAGGTCAAGACCGACAAAGACCTCGGCGCCGGGCTCAGGCTCCCCCTCTTGCTTGCACGCTTGCCACGCATCGCGGGCGACCCATTGGGTGGCGCTGTGGACGAAGAGGTTGGCGTGCTTGGTTTGAAACTCGACCACAGCCCGGCCGCCGTGATTCATGGCTTGCCGTGCTTGGCTCTTGAGATAGTCCTCCGTGATGCTGACCCCGAGGCCGGGGTTGGCCTTTACCCATGTCGCTGGGTCCTTCCAGTCGTCCCCCTCGTCGAGCTGGTAGATGAGGGAGAGCGTCCGCTCGTCATCCTTCAAACCGTCCAGCACCTCCTTCGCTGTCTTCATGATGAGAGCCGCAGGGCCCTCCGGAATGAAGCCGGCCGTCGTTATGGCGAGCGTGAGGCCGTTGCGTCTGGAGCCTTGGCTGGATTTGAGAACCCTGACGAGCGAGCCGTCCCGCATTCCGTGGAGCTCGTCGATGACGCCGAGGTTGAGGCTGAGGCCGTCGAGGGTGTTGCTGTCGCTGGCAAGAGCCTTGCACACGGAATCCCGCGGGCCCCTGACGTCATGACGCCGCACCTCGAAGCGTTTGAGGAGCGTGGGGTTGGCTTGTATGATGCGGCGGACCTCATCGAAAGCCAAGCGCGCTTGGTCCTTCTTAGTGGCGGCGAAAACGAACTCCCCGGCCGCGTCGTTGTCGAGGACCATGAGAGCGACCGAAATGGCGGCCGCCAGTTGGGTCTTGCCGCTCTTGCGGGCGACGAAGAGGTTGGCGGTCCTGTACCGTCGGAGGTCCGTGCCGCGCTCCTTCCATCCGAAGAGGTTGGCCACAAAATAGCATTGCCACGGGCTCAGCTCCATGAGCTGGCCAGCCCACTCGCCGCGGGTGTGTTTGATGAAGCCCTCGATGAAATTGATGAAGCGGTCCGCCTCGTCCCCATTGAACTCCCAGCGGCCAGAGGTGTCGCCCATGTCGTCCACGAATTGCTCGACGTGCTTGCGGACGTAGTCGCCCACGATGACGCGGCCATCGAGAACGTCGAAGGCGTACCTCGCCCACTTGGGGAGCTCAGAGGAATCGGTCGAGCTCATCGTCTTCGGCTGATTTGTTGCGGGCATCGTTGGCGGCGTTCACGGCTCCGAACAGCTTGGCCCTGTCCTGTGGGGACAGGCCGAGCTTCGCGGATAGCTTGAGGATGGTGGCCTCGCTTTTGTCCTTGGCTGTCTGGAGCCCGGTGACGTTGCTGGTTCCATTCTCAAAGGTCTGGACCAAGTCGTCGAGCCCGTTGATTTGCGTGACCACTTGGCGCCAGATGCTGAGGGTTTTGGCGAGCATGGTGAGGAGCAAAGTGTCGACGGTTTCGAGGAGGCCCTTCTCGTCCAAATAATCGACGACCGCGTCGAAGTACGCGCGCCCTTTTGCGTCCAGTTTGACGACCGGCCGAATGTCGCCGCGGCGGTGCTGTTTTGGGGGCTCAATTTCTTGGTCCTGTTTTTTTTCAGTTTTCGCCGTTTTGACGATGTTTTCGAGCTGTTTCAAGCGGTCATTTTCTTCCATGGAATCGTCTGTATGCCCTGTATTTACTGGGGTTTCCGGGGTTTTGGGCGCACTCCCCCCCTCCAAAAATAGCCCGCATTCACGATTCT